ATATGCTCAGACATAGGAAGGAAACTTACTCCCGACATGGTAGAGAAGTTCTTATAAACAAAAGCACCAACCTCTAACCACTCATCTTCTTTAACACTGACAGTGATTGAAGGCTTATGTTCGCACCAGTGTTCAGCATAGATACTCCATATATTTAGATGATCAACAGCAGACATATCGTGCCTCGTTATTGCACCCCTTGGAGCTTTAATTGGGAACGAAAACACTGCTGTTGTCTCTGGCCTATCAATCTCATCCTCTACAGGAACCCCAGCATCAGTCATGAACAGAGTTAGCGGGTCTTTCTTATCTGCACGTACCGTTCTAATGTAATATTCAGAATGTCTTGGATGAATACCTGAAGCTGCATCAACCAACTGACTGACAGTACCACTAGGTTTAACACAAGTGATGGCAGCAGAAGGTTCTATATTAAACAGAGAAGACCACTTACGATTAGTATTTACTGCCGTCATTCTAAGACTACCTAAGAGTGCAGGAAGACTATCCTTTGTCTTGTTAGCTAACATAGCATTATCCAGTATGCCTGTAAGAGATACGCCAAGAAGTCTTTCTTCTTCTGTGTTCTTAACCCATTGCCTACCTAATCCTTTTAGATCAGTGAAGCAGGATTGAATGGTTCCTAAGATAGTAGCAAGTTCAATCTTCTTTTGTAATGTTTCTGGCGTATCATCTTCTCGTACAACAACCTCACTCAAGTTACAGAATTGCTTAGGTCTAAGGATAATTTCACTGCATGGGTTAGTACCATATTCTATATCCGATTCCCTTCTACCATACTTAGCAGCTTGTTCTTGTGCAGCTTTACGATTGAATATGCCCCTCTCTCCTGACTTGCTTTCATACAGTGCTTCCCACTCACGCAGGAACGAACCTGTTGTTATTCCTTGTGTATAACTTACAGAATTATTAGCACATGATCTATGTGGAGCGATGTATCTCCACTCTCCTGATTTTGCATGTCTCATCTGATCGTCACCTAGATTAGATAAACTAATTAATGCAGACCTACGAACACCACCAACCACGACCACATCAGCAATCTTACACATGAGATCATGGCACTCCAGACTATTAAGCTTCCGGCCTTGAGCATTCTTAAACATATTACTGGTGAACTTAAACAGTTCGTTCAATGGTTCAGGCCCACTTGCTCTACCACCGAATGTCTTTAGCTTGGCACCTTGGGGCCTGACCTTTGACATATCCCAACGAGGAAGCTGACCAGCATATAGAAGGTTAATCAATTCTTTAAATGCTCTAAACCATCCTTCCTTGCTATCCTGTACAACGATACAGGTTTCACTGGATTCAAACTGATCGGGGATATTAGGTAGTTGATTGATGAACTGTCTCTCTACACTGAAGCCTACACCAGTACCATGCATGAGTATATACAGGCACTCATCGAATGAACGAGGGCTATCAACAGGCAGGTAGCTACAGTTGTAAGCAGCAATATGATTGCGCTCCAGTGCAGGGCCAGCAGTCATCATAGCCCTCATAGAAGGCATTACCTGCATGGTTACGATAGCTACGTATAGATCAGTATACACTTCCTTTGGCATACTATAACCATGATTATTTTTAAGGAAGTCCTTATAGAAATCTAGCAATCTTGTCACAGTTTCTTCCCACGTTTCTCTTCGGCCCTCCTTATCAAGCCAGCGACTATAACGGGATTGGTGAATGAATGACTGATAATCTGAAATAAATCTGGGTATCATACCAAAGGTAACTCCTTTTGTTTATCAGCCTCTGCTTTAGCCTCAGCATCTTGAGCCATTAATATTCCATTAACTAGATGTGCAACATCCTTGTATGGACGGTCGGTTAAATAATTAAAAATATTTTTGACTAACTCTGTGGGTAATTCCATATGGCCCTCCTCTGATTAATTTTGTGTAGCTGTTATTTTAAGTATGGTCACGCCATCTATATCAGCAAACATATCCTCAATGTAATCTTTTAATTCAGGTATAACATACTCATCTGCTGGTATAGGATATTCTTCCGCATCTATTTTTAAAACCAGTTTAAGTTTAACCTCCATCTCTAATCCCCACATACTCTTTAATTGAGTCTTCATTAATCGTATCTAATACAGGTTTAGATGTGGCCTTCCTCAATGCGTCTGCTTCTACCATGTCTTGTGGTTCCACCCCAGTATTTTCACGCTGTCCAAACAACATGGTTACATTTATTCTTTTGTTGTCAAAGCCGGGAAGGAAGTTTACGTCTGCAGTTTTATGAAACAAATTAGAATCAAACATGACACATCTATTATATTTGTATGGCACGTATACTGCATTAGACTTTTTCTCTTCTAAAAACTTTATTACTTCTGCCTTATCGTCACCGTTGTAACGGTTAAAGTCCCAGTCAGGTGGAGCGCCAGTGTCCCATATCCACATACCTCCTGTCTTACCTACCCCCTTCTCTTTGTCGTAATCCTTGTTCGCCTCAGTTGGAGTGATCCAAAAGTTTACATTGACGGCAGCGAAGTCTGCATGGATATCAATACCGGGGCACTTGGACTCATACTTAAATGCCCACATCTGGGATAGGTTCCTTTTGTTTGTATCATCAAATACCTTTGGTAGGTTCGTTACCATCTCCAAAGATAACGTGGACAGTACTTGAGGAGAAAAACCATTCTCTCTGAATGCACCTAAGTACCCTCTGCCATATATGGTATTCCAAAAAGGAAACTCCAAGCAATATTTTTTAAGTTTTTGTAGCGCTTCCAAATTCATAAAGTCATCTATGACTACGATGTTTGGATTAGTCTTGTAATAGTTCTCTTCGATGTCATCAAAGGGTAACCTCAAATTAAGGGCACCTTCCGGGTGTTCATGGTGAGGAAGAATTAATCTGCCGGTATTTAATAGCCATAGAAGATGCCCAACATCATGTGCTTCCTTCATGTGCAACATGTGTTCTTTAAAAGGCTGGTCGTTAGAATTTTCTAAAGGATTATATTCCTTTGGTTTTTTATTCATTGTCTTGTCCTTTGATCTACGTGGTTTTTTATTCTTGGGCATTCCTATCTAACCTCCATTGTTAGCTTCTTCTCTTATGAGAGCAGCTAGATACCATTCAGCTTTCTTTAAATCCTTCCACGGTTCAGAAGGATTCTTGTGTTTATGCCTACAAATATATTTAAGGATGTTACCCATAAGATAACCCTTGTATTCATCAATAGACATACTGGATTTAATCAACTCAATAGTTTCTATAACACCAGTATTATAATGCTTTGGCCTCACAATATCTGTGATGTCCATTCTACTTTCCTCTTTTGCTGAAGTCCACATTTATTACATTGTCCTCCGTTGTGTAGTGTTTAAAAAAGTATGGGTCTTCTTCCTCTGTATCTTTGGCTGCATCTTCTGCTATAGCTACATACTCCATAGCCTGCTGATACAGAGTATGATCATCTTCGAACATAGGAACAGAAGCACATACAGTTTTTGCAAACATGAGTAACTTGGTATGATCGTCTTCACTTAAAGTAGGGTTCGTACTTACGATCACATTAACGGATACTTCTCCTGTCCAGTTTAAATCTTCGTCCACACTTGGACTTATCTGTATGAGGAAATCGTTAGGGTCCACTTCATAATTTGCCATCTCATTCAATCCTCTTCTCTTTAAAAGCTATGAAGTTTTTTAGCTTGGGTAGTTTCTTTTCCTTCAACCAACTTTCAGGTATGATCCTGTCATAATAAAGGAAGCCATACCTTTCGCACCATTCTTTGTACGTAGTCTTGGCTCCCTTGTAAAGTTTCCTGTTGCTGTTTTCAAAAACAAACCTAATGTCTAGGTGTGGATGCTGGCGTTTAATCTCTCTGTGCTTCCTCCTATCCTGTGTAATAAACCTGCCCTTCACCTCTATGATTATATTATTAGGTAGTATGAAGTCAGGTGTATAGGTCCGGTAAGCCAAGTCTTCCCACTCTATTTTAATAGCCTCATACTTAAAGCGTATTTTTTTAGTGTCGAGGTATTGTGAGACTTTAAGCTCTAACCCGGACCTATACCCATGCTTTCTGGCAGCACTATACTGTTTGTAATTCATACCAGAAAGACTATTCAGTTACGTAATTAACTAACTTACGTTCCTTTGCCTTGGAAGGTATGGAAGGAAGCTCCTTTAATGTGGGCCAGCAATCTTCTTTGTAATCGCAGAACCCACATGTAATTCCTAACACATACCTACCTGTAGTCTTACCCCTAAAGAACTCTGGCTTCTTATCAAATGATCTACTGAATTGATTGTCCTCCAAGCGGGTCTTTACGGTTTCTATTTTACCACACTCTTTCTCTATGTCAAGCCCCGAAGCTTGAACATATTTAAAATCACCAGTAGCTTTATTGACAACCCACCAACCTCCGAGTTTCTTATTGGATGCCTTAGCATAACCTGCTAATTGTCCTATGTAACCAAACGAGTCTGATCTTTCTAGGTCTTCGTAAGAAGAAAACTTATTACGGTATGACCAATTTGAGGCAGACTTAATGTCGTCAACAGCACCATCAATGCTAAGATCAGTAGTTCCAGATATAACGGTGCCATCAGTAAGCTCAAGAGAAACTTGTTCACTATCTTCATATTTAACTCCTGCTTCAGTAAGCACTGCTTTGAATACAGCTTCCACTATATCACCTATCATCATATTCATAACGAAGGTGGTAGGCTTCGGCCTTGCAACCTCTGGTTTATTTTTATCAT